CTCTCGCTTCTGGTCTAAAGGTTCAGGTTGTGAACCACCACGCTGGCCCGGCGTGACGCGGCGTGGACGCGTTGATCTCACGATCAGAAGTACCAACTGGTACCCCACACCAAAACTAAGGGCTTGATACCCTTAGTCTCACCATAGGGAGTAAAGGTGAGTTATTTCCGTCAACAGAAAATAGAACCAACAGATTTAATCCTAATCTCAGAGGGACCTCTCGGCTTTCGACCAAGCCAAGAAAGATCCAACCCCTAGAAAATCTTCGAAGGGCCACGTCTTTATGGGAGACGCTACTGAGTAGCATTATCTCTGTTGATCCTATCCTTGTAGACGACCAGAAATCAGTTACTCGAGCTTATTACAAGCATCTGGAGAAGCTTGCAAGAACCCGAGGTACGGCGGAGATGCTATCCTATAATAAGAGGGTTAGGATGGCACTCTACCGTTGAATTTCTGGTTTCCCTTTGACTAAGGTAGATGGTCTTGAGCTTACGAGGGACGGGATACCAGCTTGCCTAGGCAATCTGATACCCCGGGTCCGGACTCGTGAAACTGCCTGACTGAGATTCGCCACCACTCTGGTCTCCCTTGCCAGAGTAGTACGTTTCGAGGGTCAGGTGGACACTCGTTCTATCACGGATACAGGCGTCGGTCTTATAGACTATAGCGCTGAAATCCGTAATTTCGTGAGGTTCTGGGACCTACAACCTAAAGTCGATAGTCCAATCCATGAGCTAAGATTCTCGCGAGGGCCCAATGGTCCTGCTATGACTTCCATCGTAGCGGATCAAAGGTCTCTTACTCCAAAGCAGTTAAATGCTTTGTTGATCCTCAACCCCGGTGGTGGACCAGAACGGGGTGGTAAGGATGAGTGAGATGCTTGCTGTCTGTGGAATGGCTCGATCTTACCTCCTGAGAGGAGTAATCCCAAACGTAGTAAACCCAAAGAGGGTACACGTCGGAACCCCGATCTACCGCCGGTTTCCAGAAAATTATCGGCGATTGTAGATAGGGAAGGTAAGATGCGAATCGTCGCTCTCTTTGATTACTGGTCTCAACTCGTATTAAGACCTTATCATAAGGCCCTCAATGAGTGTCTACAGAAGATAAGGCACGATTGTACCTTTGATCAACGTAGGGTCGAGGACCTTATTCAGAATGACGGAGCATGGAAACACCCTGTTAGATCTTAACAGGTATATTC